TAATTCTTTACCATCAAAAACATCTTTTATGAAAGATTTAGTTTTTTCTTGTATTTGATAATATAAATCAACATACTCCCCACCTAAAACAAATAATCCATTACCTACTTGCCTGTACATTGTATTCCTTATCATTACTGTGAATAAATTTTCTTAAATCTTCAGGTATTTTTTCGTAAACTTCTTTTTTATTTAACTTACCTACTTTTCTATCAAAACCCAATTTAGTATCAATTGTAGGAAATCTACTCACTATTGAATTAAATAAATAAACCATAAATGGATAGTCAAATGTAGGAATACTATCTTCTATAGCTGAATCCCACTCTTCTTTATTTATAAAAAATCTAACTTCATCATAATCTTTTTCATCAATACAAATATTTGCCGCGGTAGTTATAGTGTAACATATATCCGCTGAATGTGGTGGTTGTGTAATTTTATCCACTCCATTATAACTTAAATCCGCCGATATCCATTTAAATTTTCGTGTGTTTTTCTCTAACCAATTTGTAATATGTTCACACGCTTCAGTTTCACCTTCATATCTTGGATGATTTCTAAAATATAAATGAAATAATGTTACATCATGAGTAGTTTCTTTTAATAACCTATAAACTCCATAAGTACTCTCTACTCCACCTGATAAACAAGCTAATATTTTAGACATTTTATTTTGTATCTAACCCACTACCTTCCAAAAATTGTGTTGGAACTTGACCACAATTACCACAACTATAAACCTGAATAGGTACAAGTGCTTCTTGACCCGTAGGGGACATTAATGCTGATATTCTTTTAATAACAAATGAAGATATAAATAGATAATTCTCACATTCTTTACATTTGATTGTGTCTGCTTTTGATAAATCTACCTCTTGTTTTTTCTTAGGTAGTGGTTTCATTGGTTTAAAACTCATTCTAATTCTCCTAAATTGACTACGGCAACACCGTGTTTCTGTACAACTTGTGTTGTACATTTTTGTGCAAATGTTATTGCTTTCTCTATGTTATTTGTATCTAAATAACCTTTAACCAATCCAGCAATAAATGTATCACCTGCTCCACTTACATCTTTTACTGGAACTTCTTCTACTGGAAAATCCTTCCCATTGTATCTACAACCTTTACCACCTAAAGTGACAATAAGTTTTTCCTTAAATTCTTCATCTGATAATAATTCATGATTCTTCTTATACTCTAACTCATTTATTTTAATAAAATCAGCTTTAGCAATCCATTTACCAAGTTTTTTCTTAGTATCCACGAATACATTATTATTATTTTCACAAATATATTTAATATCTTTTTCTTCCAAAAACCCTTTACAATAATCTGATATAATAATTGCGTCAAGGTCTACAGTTGTAGGGAACATATGAAACTGATTCTTGTTTACATTGTATCTATTGACAGTATCTATCCGTTCACAATAATCGTGTTCATCAACTCGTAAAACCATTTGACCACTACGATTATCTACATATCGTCTCTTAGTTATATTATCTTTATTTGTTAATGTATAGATAGTCATTTCAAGTGCTTCAACATTTTTAGCAGTATTCTGTGCCATTCCACCATTGGACTCTACACGTGTAGGTACAAAAACTGGAACTGGTGCTTCTGGACTAATTCTATCTATGTCTCCATAAACAAATATATCTTTACAACTATCTCCTATAACTAATACATTCATTACACTATCTCATCAATCATTCCATATTTTAAACAAGTCTTTGCATCCCACATCAAATCGTGTTTTAATATTTCATCTAATTTTTCTGTAGGAACTTTTGTATAATCTCTATATACATTTTTAATTGTTGTCATCATCAAGTCTAAATTCTTTTTCTCATCTTCAATTTCAGAATACTTTCCCCACAATTGAGAGGATAGTTGATGTATCAACATATATGAATTTTTACTCATATATCTTTTACTTCCAACTACTGAAATAAATGTACCAGCACTTGCACAGAATCCATCTACATAAGTGTGAACTGGAACTTTACATCTCAATATAGTATCCATTATAGATAATCCTGATGTAACTCCTCCACCACCACTATTAATGAATATATTAATTGGTGGATAATCTATATCGAGTGTATGTCCTAAATTTAAATTCTTTCCTTGTAATTCATCTATTTTTTTGTTAACTTCCGCTGCACTTTCCCTATTTACACCAGCATAAAAATAAATTTTATTATCATGTGTAACAATATGTTTATCATCTTTACCTGCTGTTGCTTTTTTTATAGGTTTTTTCTTGGTTTCTCCCCAAACTTCTATCATTTTAACTCCTGTAGTATTTCTATTAACATAGCCATAGCGTTGATTTCTTTATCAACCACTTGCGCGTCACTTAATTCATATTTTGCAATAATAAGAATAATTTGTGCCATCTTACCAGTTGCAAAATCATCTAAACTGTCAAATAAAAGTCTAAACAAATCCGCAAAATCTGTTACCTTTGCGTCTGCTAAAACTTTTCTTAATTGTACAAAACTATCTTTTTTACTAATAGTTTTATCTTTTAATATTTCAAGAACTTTTAATTTGTAATCATTTAATATTACTTCGCTCTCATCAATGATGAGCTCATCACCAACTATTTGTCGTTGAGCTGCGTTTATTACTCGTCTAATATCAGGATAACCACCATTAACTAATGTAACAATATCTTCCGATTTACAACTTACATTTTCATTCTTTAAAATATTCATCACATGTACCGCAATTTGTTTTCTATCTGGAGGGATAATTTGAAATGACTGACACCTTGATTGAATTGGGTCTATGATTCTCTCAACAAAATTACAAGTCAATATAAACCTACAATGTTTTGAGAATGTTTCCATCAAATTACGAAGTGCGGCTTGAGCATTAGGTGTAATATAATCACACTCATCTAAGATTATTATCTTATAATCCTTAAAACCCATTGTAGAAGCAAATCCCTTTACCTTCTCCCTGACCACATCAACAGAGTTCTCATCTGATGCGTTTATATAAAGATAATCACAATCTATATGATTAACAATAATCTTTGCTAATGTGGTCTTACCCGTACCAGCTTTTCCATATAGTAACAAATGTGGAACATCTCCACTTTCCAAATACGAAGTTACTTTAGATTTTAGACTTTCATTACCTATGTAGGTATCTAATGTTTTCGGTCTATATTTTTCTACAAGTAATCCGTGATTTTCTTGTACTTCCATTTATCAATCAACACTTTGTACTGCAACTAAATAATAAACAGCAGTATAATCATCAACCTTAAATTCTACCTTAGCCAATCCAGCACTTGAAATAGTCATAACACCTTTTTCACATTCTCTATTAGCACCTAGTACTTTAGAAAATAAATCAGCGTTAAAACTTAGTAAATCCATATCGGAAGTACTTTTCTTAACATCTACTGGTAGAGTTACTCTATTGGTATTTATTGATGAATAATTTATAACAAAATTACAACGTTCTACACCATCACTTATTACTGAAAAAGTTTCAATTTCAGGTAATGCGTTTTTACCATTAATGAATCTACTCATAAAAGTTTTATTCAACTCTACTTCTAATTCAAAGTCTGGTAGTTCTTTCATCTTTGGTGGTGTAGGAATAACACTTAAATCACTTAACATGTAATTTACGGAAGCGTTTCCGTCTTTTACTTGAACTGCTATAACCTTATCACCTGCGGTGGTTGTTGTAAATTCTATATCATCACTTAAAACTCCTAATAATTTAGTAAGTTGTGTGGTATCATAAATACCTAATGTAGAATCTTCATGTTGAAAATTCTCCAATACAACATTTCCCAAAAGAGTTTTATCTGATGTTACAAAAGATACAGAAAGAACATCATCTTTCACGTCCCATACTACAGATGTTACATTATCACCCAAAGAATATTTGTTGATAAATCTATCTAATAATGCTTTATGCATACTTTAATCTCCTAATTAACATTTATTATTGATATATACATATATATCAAACTAATTACTCAAATTCAAAAAAATCTTTAGCTTTGTCACGAGTCTTTTTCTCTACTATTTTAGGTTTTAACCTTGTTTCAGAAATAGTTTCATATTCTGAATTTAATTCTATACCAATCCAATCTTTATCTTGACTCATAGCTACTTCTCCTGTAGTACCTGAACCAAAGAAAGGGTCTAACACCACTCCAGATATGAATTCATCTTCACTTCTACCATCTTGATATCCTTTATCTTTATATTCTGAATATCGTTGTCCTTGTTCATATTTACCTTCATATCTTGTAGGTCGGTAACTTGGATGGTCTTTTGGTAAATTATATCTTTCTACTGATGTAGATTTTACCTCACTAATTCGTGGTTCTCCAGTAACTTTATCAACAAACTCTGGACAACCTGCTGCTATTGGTGACTCTATAAGTTCAGGTGGATAAGTAGCGAAATGAGCTCCCTTAAATGAAGTAGGACTTATACTCCATACAGCTCTCTTATTTCTACCTTCAGCTTTAACCGCATTGTCCTTAAATCCTGTACCTTTTATTCCAAGTTCCGTTTTTGGTGCCATTTTATATTTCATTCTATCTATACTGGACATTTTTATTGGTTCTAATTGTTGTTTGAAATAATAGTTTTTATTCTTTGAAAAGAAATATAACTTCTCATAATCATTAGTGAATCTATCCTTGACAGATTCAGGTAAACAACTTGGTTTGTGCCATATGATTTCATTTCTTAAAATCCAACCACGATTTGTCATTTCTATAGCAAATCTACTTGGAATTTGAACCAATGATTTAGGTTTGTAAGCTTCTCCATATTTTTTGTTATGTAAAAAACCATATTTATATTTTGCTGTAACATTTTTTTGACTCACTTGGTCATTTGGAGTTCTACAATAACTATCCCCAAGATTTACCCAACAAGTTCCGTAAGGTTTTAAAACTCTCTTTACCTCATCAAATATATCACATAAGTTACTTATAAACATATCAGGTGTAGGTTCTAATCCTAACTCACCCTTCCAAGCGTTACATTTAATACAAAAATCTGAACTTATTTTTGGTTTAAGACTTCCTTTTGCTTCCCATTTAGGATCTGTATAAGTTCCTTTTCCATCTCTTTTACCATTCTTTGGGTGAAATCTTTGAACACCATCCCACTCATGTTTACATTTTTCATCACCACCCCAAACTTGTCCTTCTGTTCCGTAGTCACGTAGGCCCCAATATGGCGGCGAAGTAATACACATATCTATACTTTCATCTGGAAATGTTTTTAAAACATCAAGACTATTTCCTACATAAACTTTATTTCTTTCCATTAAGATTCACCTTTTAATATTTCTGTTGTAGAATAATCCCCAACTCTTTCAAAAAATCTAACATCATCTATTATATCATCTCCTACCACATCTCTACCTTTCCAATCAGAACCTATCACTAATATATCTGGTTGATATTTTTTAATTAATTCTACTAATCCGTTCCGTGAATTAAAATACCAAACTTCATCAATATATTTTATAGACAACAACACTTCTCGTCTATCTTCATAAGTGTTGAAAGGTCTACCACTACCTTTGTCTCTTTTAATCTTATCATCACTATCTAAACCAACTACAAGATGATGACCAAGTGATTTAGCATACTTAAACAATTCTATATGACCTCGATGTAATACATCAAAACACCCATTAGTCCAAACTTTTATCATACTTAAAAGAACCTATCTAAAGTATATCTTACATCAACTGGTTCTTCCCATCCAAGAGCTTCATAAAACATATTTAGTTTTTTCTTCAACGCTTGTGTGTAAATTTTATTTATATCAATATATTGTTTAATAAATTCCAATATTTTAGGTGGATCTTCGTGTCCTAAATAAGCACAACTCGCTAAACCTAATGGATTATTTTTTAAATATACCCACTTAATCTTATCACCATTTCTAATCTTTGGATATTTTCTATAACCATAATAATCCATCATATCATTATAACTCAGAGCAGCTTTAACATGAACTGGAGTAGCTTTCTTATAATGAGTATAAATCAACTTACCACCAATATTACCTGAATCCCTATCTTGTAAATTAGAACTAGTTTTAACAATAAATTTCTCTACTTTTTTCACTCCAGTTGGTGAAGCTATTTGACTGTAATCCATAGCTTTCATAGATTTTTTAAATTTAAAAATTCTTTCATCTATTTTATCTTTAGGAACATCCTGTAATATATCATCTAATACTGAAGAAAGTAATTCTTTTAACGCTGGTGCAAAACTACTACGAACTGTATCCAATCCTCTAACCAACATCTTATCTACCTTAATACCACCATCATTAATAATCTTCATACCATATCGTTTTTTTGTAACAAAAAGACCTGCTCTAGCTATCAATTCTTGTTTAATATCAAAATAATGTTCCTTTATGTTATGAAACTTCGTAGCATATATATCATAAGAAGAATTTAAAAAATCTTGTATCTCAGAAGCAATATTTAAAATATATTGTGTCATAGTAACTGTAGAATTTATATCAACTTCAGGATGTCGTGCCCTTACAAGAGGAACAGCAGATGCAAAAATTGAATCTGTGTCTATGTATATAACATTATTATCATTTTTAGTTTTTAAAGTTTTATTATAATAAACATTAACCATATTTTTACTAAATCTAATCAGTTCTTGTCCACCCAATGTAGTAGCCTCAGCGTTATCAATGTCATAAAATCTGAATATAGGTAATCCCAACACACCATATAATGAATTCAATAGAATCTTCTGTAAGTATTGTCGTCTATCATAATATTCATACTGTTTCATATCTCCTGAATCAGCGAACTCCTTAGCCAACTTTCTAAATTGAACTCTGTCATCAAACCATTGAGTTAAAATAGCTGGAATCAATCCTTGTTTATCTGTCCTATATATCACACCATTAGATGCAATCGAAACCTTGTTGTTATCAAGATAATATTTTAATTGTTCTTCAGATAATTTACCAGCCTCTTTACCACTTGTACCTCTGAGTGTATAAGTTTTAACTGTATTCCTTACAAATTCTTCAGCATTCCATCCATCAACCTTACCTATTTTAGTTTCAGGTGAAATATTTAAACTACGAATGACACTTGGATACATTGAAGTAACATCTAAATCATAAACCCACTCATGTCGTCCTTTAATTGGGTCTTGTACATAAGCTCCTACAAACTTATCATCTTTTCCCATCAATTTACGAGCATCTCTGTTTTTATTAGGAACTACAATATCTCTCTTTTTACAATAAGTTAATAACGCTCCTTCTAAGTAACGAGAACTCCAATAAATATCCTCATATGGTACATGACCAATATGACATATACCTTTAGCAATGTTTATATAATCAAGTTTCTTGTCTATCTCCACAACAATCTTAACATCATGTAAGTTATAATCTACAAATTTCTTTCTGTCATTCTCGTATAATTCATTTAATGTTCCTTCATACGAAATTTTGTTCTCACCTACTTCATTAAACCCTACATCATCTAATCTATATGAACTAACTTCATTTGGTGTAAACTTTCTATAAATCTGTAAATAATCAATACAAGAAACTCCTGCAATCTCAAATCTATTTTTAAATTCTGAATATTTTACCCGTTGTATTGGTGATAACAAATTTGATACATTAGAACCTAATAAAAGAGTCATTCTATTGTAGATATATGGAATATCAAAGTTATCTATATTCCATCCTGTAATAATTGTAGGACGAATCTCTCTATATTTGTTTATAAATCTACCTAATAATTCTTCTTCTGTTTTATAACTCTCTATATATTTTTTACCACCCTCAAGTGTCTTATGACCTATACCACTATCGTTAAGTTTTAACTCAAGTTTATTTTCTGGATCTAAAACCATAACATAATATTCTTTTGTTAAATCATCCCATAACGCTATAGAAGTAATTTTATTTTCAGCTAATTGTGGTGATGGAAATCCCTCTGTAACCTCTACCTCAATATCAAATATCATAAGACGATGACCAACTGAAGGTTCATCACTTTGAGTGTATTGGTCTACAAGAGTACGAATAATTGGTTGAACATCTGATTCATAAATATTAGGGTCGTCCTTATCAAATCTAAAAGTTTTTTGTACCCTTCTACCATCAAGTGTTATATATTTTCCTTTTTTATTTAAAGTATAAGCATATTTTTTGTACGGAACTCTAAAATATCCTCGTTTGTCATCCCAAATGTGTACTGAACGACCATCAAAAAAAGCATTTTGATACAATTATGTAATTCTCCAAATTATTATATTAGAATATACGAATAAAACCATATACATGTCAAGTATTTTTTTAGTTAAAAATGGGGGATGTATTTCAATCCCCCAAATTTATACTATTTTAGAAATTAACAACTAATCCAATATTAGCATAACGTGGTGTTCCTAAGAATACCTCAGCGTTATGTGGTAGGTGCATTTTATCACCAAAACCATTATATTGTGAGTTATCAACCGCGTCTTGTACATAGAGTGCATCAAGAGCGTTAAATACATGACCTGTTAAAGACATATCTAAACCACCAATCTTAGGTAGTTTATATGAACCATGTAAGTCTAAACGATTGTATGCTGGCGCCATCCATACTTGTTCTCTATCAGCGTTAGCGTCACTTCCATCATACTCACGTGCGTTAGGGCTCCAATCAGAATAATTGTTATCATACATCTTAAAGATACCTGATAATCTTAATCCTTTGATTGGTGTAAGTTCTGCACCCACGACATATGCTGTCTGAGGCATATCACCTACCATTAAACCATCAAGTGCATAAGAGTAAGGTGTGGTTTTTAAACCAATAACTTGACCCTCTGCATTATACTCATTCTCTTGATAGTTACCATCTGCATCACCATCGAACTTCCAATTACCAAATGATACTGCTCCGTTAAGACGAATCATATCATTAAGTTTCATTGAACCTTCAATTTCAAGACCTTGGTGTTTCTGATTTATTCCACTTAGGAATATAACATCAGTATCACCTGAATCACCTTGACCTGTTGTTACAGATTTAGTTAGGTTTCTATCTTTCCAATCAGTATTATAAGCACTTACTTTAACTGCGAAGTTATCTGAACTAAAGTTAACACCAGCTTCTGAACTAATGAAAGATTCATTAGCAGGGTCTGATGCAACTGTTCCGTCAAAGTAGATTACGTTATCCATAATAGGTGGTTTCTCAACGTATCCTGTATTAGCGAAAACACTAACATTATCGTCTACGTCATACATAGCTCCACCCTTAATTTGGAAAGTAGAAATAGCATCTGCTTTAACTACTTCGTTAGCTACTGTAAAGTGATCCTGATAAGAGTATTTAATACTTGATAATCCACCCATACCATAAACATTAAGTTTATCTTTAGTGTAATTACCTTGAATAAATCCACCTAACCAATCAACTGTAGTACTATTATGATATGCAATTATATCACCAAGTTTCACAATCTTACCATCAGATGCATTGTCATCAGCATAGTCTACATAGTAATCACCACCTAATAAATCACGAACTTCTCGAGCGTGTTCTATACCAGCAGTTCTCCAGTCTAAACCAACTTGTAGTTCTAACTCATCACTAACTTCATAGTTAAGTTTTGAAATCAAACCATAAGTATCTTGACGATTGATTGAGTTACGAAGAATACCCTTTGAACGATTTTCAGTTGCGTGAAAATCAGTATCAACTCTGTCTGAGTTGGTTGCAATAGCTGCATTCCAATCCCAGCCCCAGGGTGAACTCTTGTACCACTTTTCTCCATCTACGGCAGGTTTTCTAAATGATGAACCATAAGTTCCTGTACCACCACCTGAACCACCACTCCAATACAATACTGAACTTAGTCTTGTCTTGTCGTTAATAGTCATAAAATGGTTAAGGTTAACTAATGGTTTATGAAAGAAGTTTTCTCTTTCATTTAAGAAACCAGAATTATATCTATCTTGATTTCCACCACCAAATAATCCACCGACACCATACATATACCAATATTGTTTGCCCTTATAGTCTGAACTAACAGGACCCCAGTTTTGGTTAAATGTACGACCACCTTCTGTTTGGAACTTAGCACCATCAGCATATGCTGATTCGTCATATCCATCAATATCACCTGCTAACTCTTGTGAGTAAGTAGCGATATTCTGTTTATATAAGTTCTGTCCATGTCGTTGTGGAGCACCGATTGCATATAGCTCAAATCGGTTATTTTCATTAGCTTGAAAACTACCACCTAAGTAATAAGCCCAAGCATCTGTCCAAGTTGCATCAATGATACCATCACCTGTCTTACGAACAATAGTTCCACTTAATGCTAACTTATCACCCATCATCAAACCAGTATTGTAATTCATAGTAGTTTTAAGAAAACTACCTGCACCACTTTCTTGTTTGAACTTACCACCTTTTTCAGCGGAAGCTGGGTTTGTTATGATGTTCATAGTTCCACCAATTGATGGTGTAGCTAAATTAACAGCTGATAGTCCTCTTTGTAACTGAATAGATTGTGCTGCATCTGCAACTCCATCCCAATTACTCCAATAAACCCATCCGTTCTCCATATCATTTTGGGGAACTCCGTTAATCATTACCGCAACATTTCTCTGATTGAAACCACGAACATTTATTCGTGCATCACCTGCACCGCCACCTTGTTGAGTAGCATAAACACTTGGTGTAGTATTTAGAGCCATTGGTACATCTTGTGAACCAAGACGAAACTCTAACTCTTCCTTACCAACTGTTGTATAAGCAACAGGTGTTTTATCATCAGCTCTTGAAGCCAAAACTTCAAGTGCCGACAAAGTAAGTGCATCAATTTCTAATGAAAAATTAACACTTACATTTTCTTCACCCACATCTACCGTTTGAGATAGAGATGAGTATCCGATGAATGAAACAGTAATAGTATAAGTTCCAGATTTTACATCTATCGAATAAGCTCCAGCTTCTCCCGAAACTGTACCTAAATCTGTACCTTCTACTACTACATTTGCTCCAACCAAAGGATCTGAATTAGCATCAGTTACATTTCCGACAATAGATTGTGCAAACAATCCAGTCATCATCATAAGTGATACTATAAGATTACGTCTAATCATAAAACGTCTCCTCGTTGTTGTTTTATTATGACACATTTTTCTGCAGGTGTGTCAAATGCCTGCCTTCCCACGCGGGTTTTGATATGTGAAATCTTAATTGGCATAATCTTGGTCATCATTATCACCTGTCGTAGGCGTTATTTCTACATCACAAAAATCACCATCACAAAACTTTTCTACATTTGCTTCTTCTGCTTTGATTACTCCAAAGTTAAGTTTACCTAACTTCTTAACTTGTTTATTATACTCTTTTTCATCAATCGCTTCATACGGCATCTGTTTGTAAGCACCATAATCGTGTCTTGGTAATAATGAAATACCTTTTAAGTGATATTGATAATAATTTAACACATTTACAATTTGTTCTCCCTCTGTTTCTGGGTCAAAGGTTACCGTACAACTCACTTGATTATCAGCCCAATGTCTTTGCATAAATGCTGCTAAGTTAAATTGTTCCCATATTGTCAATTCACTTGCCGTTCTAATCCCTTCACCAACATCTACTGGTATCTCTACCACTAATGTTGAATCTTCTGAACCAAATGCTGGTTCTAATTTATAATTTGCTTTCTTTAATGGTTCTATTAAATCTGAATTAACAGATATTCTTATTCTTCTTATATAAAATCTACTTTCAGGGTAATGTAAACCTGGAGTAGCACCAGCTAACAATGAAACTGTACCACTTGGTTTAACTGAGGTAGTTTTGATGGAACGTGGAATTGAAAACCAATCACTATATACTTTATCCCAATCTTGTATGACATCATATCCATCTTCTAACCAATTTTTAAACTCGTGAATCCCATTTTTAGTAATAAATTGTGCGACTCCACTAACACTACATCCAATTCTTCTATTTCTCAACATAACTCTATTGGTATCACTCCAATGTGTATTACCAAGTGTTACGGTTTTTGCGTACAAATAAGCATATTTTAATGTACGAGCATAGTCCTCAAATGAATCATGATTGTTTGGAAATGTTTCTACTAAACAACATAACTCATATGATTCAAGTGTTTGTTCAAGGCAAGGATTACCACCCATAGCTCTATGGTCTTTGTCATCACCACCATTTTTCATACGAGAATAATGTCTCATATTCTCTAACCAAGCAAGTCCTGGTTCTCCATTATCAGTTATTCTTTTTGATACCTCTGTATAATCCATACCAAGTTCTGCAAATATACTATTGTTGGAAGTCCAACCATATTGGTCTCTATGTGGATTAACTTGATAATTCTTTAAATCTAAATATTCTTCTGAATTAGGGTCACCGAATACAATCTCTGCTGTTCTTCTTACATTTCCAGCAACTACACATTTTCCTATAAGATTCATAATATCAACAATTGTAGTGATTGATATTGGTTCTCCTGAATTAGTATCTAATACTTTTCTGATATCTTCGTGTACTTCTTTTAATGGTTCAGGACCACTTGAAACACCACCGAATCCTTTAATTGGTTCTCCTGCTAACCTAATCTTTGTGTAATCAAATTGAATTTCTGCTGTTCCGTGAAAATAACTTTCTAATAATAGTCTGAGAGATTCTACCCAACCCTCTCTTGTATCTGGTATCTGAAATATTTCTACTTCACGATTTGAATTAGGTGCTTTTATTAAAATCTCTCCAGCACCTTTTGTATCAAATCCTACACCAACACCTAACATACTTGCATCCATAAGGAAACAGAATGGTTTAGAATAATCTTCCTTTAGTGTTTTTGTAGATACGAATGCACAATTGTTTAGTGCTGCATATAAACCTTTTTCTTCTGTGATTGGTGTACCCATTGCCCACAAACCACGACCTGGTGGTAAGAACTTCATGTTGAAGATTCTCTCATACATATCTTGTGCACTCTTTTGTGCTTGCCAAGGATTCCAACCCAATAAATAAGATTCTATATGATTCATCTGCATAGAGTAAGTTCCTTCTACAACCCTCTTAACTGTTTCCCACCATTTCTCATTCTTACCATCTTCTTTAATACGAGAATATGTTCTCATATATACCAACTCACCTAATCCGTTAAAACCGAAAGGTGGTTTTTTTCTTTTATACTTGTTAAGAAACTTTTCCGAAAGCGTAAACTTCTCCATACCTACCTAATCTCCTATGACCTTTTTAGACCAATATTTTATTTTTTTGTTATCGAGAATTTTCTCTCGATGTTTCCAGTAATATTTTTTTTGTCGTTTGCGACGAGCTTTTATTCGCTCTTCTTCATTTTGATATTTTACATTTCGTCCCATTAAATTCTCCAAAATAAAAGTAGAGAGAAAAACTTTTCATAATTTTTTATGAATTTTATTTATTCTTCTTCACTATTATAAGTACAATATATATTGTATTATATTCAAGATTTATTCAAACCCATCTATCTTTTTCTCAGAAGTTTTTTTCTCATCTGAATTTTTGTAAGCTGAGTAAACATTCTTAGCAGTCTGTCTAAAATAATCATCTGAACTTTTCATCTTCCGTTGAACATGAGAACCCATTTTAGAAGATGGTCTATGTACATTTATTCTACCAATTGTGGTATTCATTTCAACTGGATACGTAATACCATCAACTCCAAATCTATTCTTTATCACGTGAGCTCTCGCTGTATTAGACGCTTTATCCTCTATTTTTCGTGATATACTCATTACAAAATCAGCAGTCATTATTTTACTATAAGCTTCAGCGATTTTCTCAGCTCCAATGACATCTTCTTCTAACGCTGACCGATTAGCTTGAGAAGCAGTCCATATTGGTATATCATATTCTCCTGCTAATCCTCTTAAATCTTCATATATATTACCCAATTGATGTCTTACTTCCCTTGAATGTCCTACATCTCTAAGAATATCAGCATAATCAACCATTACCATATGAGGTTTAAATCCTCTCATCTCACATTGTTTTAAATGAGCATTTAAAGTTTGAACTGTAGCTGAACGTGTTGGATAATACTTTATAAGTAATTTACCTTTTACTTTTTCTAAAGATTTCTCTACTTCTTTTCTTCTAAATTTTAAATCACCAGTTGGTACACCTGAAAAAATTGTATCATACCTTAACCCAACATAACTTGCATTTAACTCTAATGTATAATGTACTACAGTTTTTCCAATCCCTATCGCGTTTTGTGATAATTTTTGTAAACACCAACTCTTACCAACTCCAGCTGGAGCTACTATAACACCCAATTCACCACCACCTAATCCACTACCCATAATTTCATCTATAATATCCCAACCAGTAGGAACAGTCTTACGAGTAGTTTGTGTCATTCGTTCTTCTAAACCTGTAATATAATCATGACCTAAATCCTTACTCGTACCAGCCTTCATAGCGTCATCTATTCTTGACTTGATACCATCATAATCTTGTCTTTCTAACAAGTCAACACTATCCATTATAGCGTTCTTTAAAGTTTGATTTTTACAAAAATTTAATGTATGTTCTTTTACATAATCAAAATCTGTAGCTTCTCTATGGTTGTAAGCTTCCTTTAAATTTTCTACTACAGACTTCCTCAATATATCAGATTTTATTTTTTTTATTTCAAGAGATAACGCTTCCATTGTAGGTGCTACTTTGTATTTTAAAAAATAAGAATTTATTTTTTTAACCAACCATTTATCTGCATCAGAATCAAAATAATCTGGTTCTATTATATCATTAATAGTTTGTAAAAACGGAGTATCAAATACCAAAAGAATAATGATTTTCTTCTGAAAAGAATGTCCGAATTGAATTAATGATTCACTCATGGTGTAATAAATATCCTCTCAACTACCCAAAATCAAAAAATTTTGAAGCTCTTCTAATAGGTCCTACTAATTTTTCTACACGGGATTCTGCTATGACAAAATAATCTTTTTCTCTTTCAATTCCTATGTAATTTCTCTCTGTAGTAACACACGACAATACAGTAGTTCCACTTCCTAGAAATGGGTCTAACACAACATCACCCTTACGACTACCAAGTATAACCAAGTAATTCATTAAAGTCATTGGTTTTACTGTAGGATGAATATTTTGTGTTGGTTGTGTAGTAAATTTCTTCTCTACACCTTTCATATCTTTACTTGATTCTGGACTTTGACCATTAAATATTTTTTGTTGTTTATCAAACTTATCCAATCCTATATTCTTTTCAGATTTACTTGGTTTTGGAACTGGAAGAAATGGAAAAGTGTCTCTAATTTCTTTTGGTAACTTATGCATTCTACTATTCCACCACTCATCTAAACTATAATATCTACTAAAATCTCCCTCATCTCCTTTACCTGGATTTTCATTTGTTCCTAAGTCATCACTTGACCAACCACCACTATACATATCATTTGTATTTTGATATGAACGACCACCACTTGACTTGGTTTTTTTACCAGTATCTAATACATTATCACTTACCAATAAGTTAGCGGCAAATCTACCAAGTGGTGATGCATCTGCTGTATCATTATTCTCACTCTTAAATCCACTCTGTTTAAATACATTGTGATCTGTGCGAGGTTGTCGTTTTGTTATTTTAACTTTTTTAGTGGCTTTCTTTCCCCATAAATTTCTACCATCTTTAGTTTCTGATTGGTTAGAGTCTCCAAATGCTGAAACTCGTTCGTAGGTATCACTTTTAGATTTTCGTGCTGGTTGATTTCCTCTGGACAATCCCTCTGCCTCAGTATCAAAGTTTTTCTGACTACCTACATTATCTTTATCATATTGTTCTGTATCACTCATACCTGCAAATGGTATTCTTGCATCATCCAACCACGTTACTCCCTTTTGATTATCAAGTGCTTGATCTAAATAACCTTTCTTTTCTAATGGTTTCATTGCCACAATCACTATTTCTACTGCTGGTTTTGGTTGATATCCTGCGTAACTACCATCAAGTGATTTTGCCTCATCTGATCGTTCTTTACCTAATCTCTTATCAACTGCCTTACCAATATTCATAGCCTTTGGAAAACCTGTCGCGTATGCCCAATAGATTGAAGTAAAATTAGTTTTAAACCCTGCCATATCCATAGCTTCAATCTGTTTCTGTAATACATCCTGTTTTGGAGCAGCCATTATAAAAGCAAATCCACCAGGCTTCAATACCCTTAAACATTCTTTCCATATTGGAACAAAAAATTCTTCCATAGCAATAGGTTTATTTCTTGGAAGTTTTTTAAATCCTTTCTTAGCATATACATGAGATTCGCCCTCAAAACTAATCACTTCATTAAAACTATCCCATTTTTTACCCATAAACGATAAACCATAAGGTGGATCTGAACATATTAAATCTATAGTATTATCATCCAATTCTTTTAATTCTTCTAAACAATCTCCGTTAATCAATTTACTTTCCATCGAAATCAAAAAACTCCTTAGCTTTATTATATGTTGATACTACTCTACTATTTTTTATAGCAGATTTATTATATTTAAGTGGCGATGTACTTTCCCATTCTATCTTATCTACAAAACTCCACGACCCATCTGTAAAATCTTTTTTCTTCCAAACCAATTCTTTATCTTTAGGATATTTTCTGCCCCATTCAAAAGTAGTTTCTGCCAATAACCTTTTCTTTTCTCTCTTATTACACAAAAAGTAGACATATCTAAATTGTCTACCTCTATAATGGCTCCATTTGTTATCAATTAAAAACTCTTTATTAGGTCTCCTACCTATATTAACACCTTTCTTATCTTTCAAATAAGCTTGTGCTGTTCTTGGATGAACTCTTTCACCAGTTTCAGATAAGTATAAATCTGTAGTTATAAACCCACCATATAAAAAATTAGCTGCTTGATAAACATACCCTGGTTTTCCTAATATTCCATCCGCCCAAGTATAAATTAATTTTATATCTGATCTATTTTCCTTAACCCACCTAAACATTTTAGATAAAATTATAGATTCTGAATTTCTTGGTAATTCATCTAACATACACATTTTACCTATCTCTAAATAATCTTTTGATATTAAAGTAGGAAATAAATTTTTAATAGTATTAAGTGGTTGAACTCCCCAACCCAAAGTAATAACTCCTACCAATTTCTTATTAATATAACTTCCAAGAAAATGTTTAGTTAATCTTGGCATTATTTTTGAATAATGATTAGTAAATACTATATCTAATGCACTTACCTCATCAATCTCAACAAGTTCAGAATTTTTAACTTCTTCTACTGTATAAGATTTATGATTCACCATATAACTGCTTTCTACGTTCTTCAGCTATTTCATCTTGTCTTTTCTTTCTATACCTATCCCGCGCAACTTTACGAAGCTTATCCTTATTACGCTCATAATGTTCCATCTGCCATTTACGCTGAGCTTCCCTTTGTTCTTTTTTTGTAAAATATTTACGAATTCTTCCCATGACTCATTCTCGCGTATCTATTTAATTGGGTAAAATTCTGAGTTAACCAACCTTGTAAATTTGGTAACGCTGTAAATAGTTTATCTTGATAAAACTTAGTTTCAAATTTAAATTTTATCAACTCAGTTATAGGACTTTCAACCAATCCCATAATTTTCATCTTACTACTAGGTGTTATATCTACATTAAATAATTGCATTAATTTTCTATTAAGAAATAATTGCTCTTTACAAATACCTACACTTTCATACAACTTCAATTCATCTTTTTTATCGTCTGAAATTTTTATACATTCTTCTAATGTATAATATGGTTCATCTCTATCTGTAATTTTAGGAAATCTTTTTATAATACTTTTAAGTCCAGCGCCCCTTACCCCAGGAATATTATCCGATTTATCTCCTTCTAATATCCTATAAGTTAAAAAGTTTTTTGATGGAATTCCATATTCTTCATATATTGCATCCCTATCATATATTTTCTTTTTAGTAGGACTATAAACTTTAATTCTATGATTTATTAGTTGAAGAAAATCTTTATCAGTAGATGATATAACCACTTCACTTTCATTAAACACTTGTTTAGATAAATGAGCTATAACATCATCCGCTTCAATATTATCCATGGCAATAATTGAAACTGGTAACATTTGTAAATATCCAATTACTGATTGTAATTGTTTTAACATATTTTTTCGCTCATCTTCCTCACTAGCAAAATCATATGCGCGTACTAATCTACTCTTTGGTTTCCTACCAGCCTTATATTCAGGAAATATCTTACGGCGGCGGGTGCTCCCACCCTTACCATCAAATACTATGATAGCTCGGGTGGGATTGAAAAGATGGATTGCATAACCTATACTTTTTAGAAAGCCAACTATTCCCCCAATGTGAATCCCATCATCATTGAGAGTTGGCATAACGCTGAATACTCTTATAAAGGTATTCAGGCCATCTACAATAAGTACCTTATCATTGAAGTGACCACCATCTAAACTGCCGCCCTTTTTCTTTATCTCATCAAGTATACTGACATATCTTTTATCCATCACCGACCTCATCTGTAATTTCTACATCGTCTATTCCTAAAGCACTTTTATCATACTTTAAGATAACTTTATCACAGATGAGTCTATATAGATATTCTTTTAGATCTTTATCTTTTAACATATCAGCAAAATCTTTTGATTGAAATTTCTTTACTTCCAATTCTTTACCAGTTTCCAAATCAATTATTGGTAAGGAGTACCAAGCGCCAGATACTTTAGCTATACCATACTCTTTCATTATAGTTAGCCAACTACCTTCATCATCAATACCACTCTCAAAATAAAGAGGAAACTCCGCTTTTCTTAACGGAGGTCCTAATCTATTCTTTATAACTTGCGCCAAAATCGTCATCCCAATAACATTCTTCTTAGAATCTTTTATTTGACCTTTATTCTTCAATCTAATTCTAGTTGATGAATGAAATGGTAATGCTTTTCCACCACTTGTAGTCCAAGGGTCTCCAAACATAACACCTAACTTTTGTCTTAATTGATTTGTAAATACTAAAGCAACTTTCTGTCTTCCAATCATCTGAGTAATTTTTCTCAGTGCTTTAGAAACAATAATTGCTTTTGCAGTAGCCCAACCATCTTTATCAAAATCAGCATCTAATTCAACCTTAGTTGTTGCCGCTGCTAGTGAATCTACTAATATTGTCACCAATCTATCTTTATCTGAACCTCTTACTTGTAAAACTATTTCTTCAATAGCTTCAAATATATCTTCGACTGTTTCAAGATGTAAGTATAACATTTTTGAAACATCTACACCAATAACTTCTAAAAAATCATGACTTACTGATGTTTCTGTATCAATATAAACTGCTACACCATCTTTCTTTTGAGTTTCCGCAAGTATATGAGCACCAAGTAAAGATTTACCTGTTGATTCCAATCCATTAAGTTCTGTAATTCTACCAACTGCAATACCACCATTTGGTTTATTTGATATTGCTAAATCTAACATAGTTGATCCTGTAGATACAAAATCCTCTATATCGGTTGGCGTACTATCAGAACCATCTAAAAAATACGCTACTTTCATGTCCTTAAACTTCTTATTTAAAGTATCAGCAAGGACATCAGCTAACTCATCCCGTACAGACATATAATATCCTTACGTTTTAAGCGTTTTGATTAAATAATTCATCAAAAGCCGAAGAAACTGATTCTACAGTTTTTGTAGTTTCAGATACTTTTTCTGAAGTTACAGAATTGCCTTTAGTAGAAGTAGATTCTTCTTTTTCTTCACTCTTACCTTCAAGCCAATCATTTAAAATCTCTGTAAGTTCATCATAAGTCTTTTCCTGATAAATTTCCGTAAGTTCACGTTGTGTATCTGATACCAATTCGAGAATATTTTTATCCTCTGAAATCGGAGCCGTTACTGGCTTAACTCTAATAGCAGTAGATGGGAAAGTAGCTCCTGTTTCTTCTGCTGTTTTAAATTCAACATTAACATCACGTCCATTTAATGGATCTGTAATATCACCATAATCTGGATCCGAAATTACTGAAAGAAGTTCCTGGTAAACTGTTTTACCAAATCCCCAAAATTTAACTCCTTCTTTTTCTTCACCACGAACTACAACTGGAGCAAAAGTTCTCATTTTTGCTTCAAGTTTCTTACCTAACCTATAA